GTAGAACTGGCCGGAGTGCTGAACGTAGAACGCTGCAACATTGGGAGCATCGAAACCAAGTCGCTGTACGAGCTGCTTGCACAAGGCATTGTTCTTTGCGTTACGCACCGGCTCGACTGCATACCTTTGCTTGTAAGCAGTGGAATACGCTTGCCACACCAGACTGCCGCCGCCGGATTCTTCCGGCAAGGGTTTGGGTTTTGGTGACTCTTTTTTTTCTTGTGTATGTGTTTGTGTATGTGTATGTGTATGTGTTGAGCTATTGCTTGGCACTTGCTCAAGCACTTGCTTAACCAATTGCTGAGACGCTTTCCCGCCGTTACTCGCCGCCTTACGACGTTTTTCAAGGAGTTCGGTGCGTTTGAGTATCTCCTCGTTTGCACGTCGGTTGTGCCATCCGTCCTCGCGCAGCTCAAAGAACTGCGACAAGACAGCCTCTACCGCCTCGACTTCTTCTTTGCACATGCAACGCATTTGCCGAGCAATTGCTTGAGCATTTGCTCGAATAGGTTTTCCGGTCAGGTAGTATTGATCGAGCAACAACGTATACGCGCCATGTTCAAGCATGGACAGGTGGGAAGTGTCGTTCTGGTAGTCCTTGTAGTGCCTTGGATACCAGAACGCATCGTTTTTGGTGGACATGATTTTTAGCTCCCTTGTTTTCCTATGCGCATCTCCCGCTTCGGTGGCAGTAGTGCATCAAGACTCATCTCGCCATTACTGGCATCGACAAATCGCCTTGCAAGATCGACCGAAGGCCGCTTGCGCTTGTTGGCTATGTGTTTCCAGTACGCGTAGGTTGTGCCGCACGTCTCGCACAACTTCATTACCGGCTCCCTGCCGTACTTAGTCCAATACTGCATTGCATCCATTTCGTTTTCCTTTCGTAGAGGTTTGTTGCGATTACCTACCAGCATCGCAAAGAATACTGTTTTGGTTCTAACATACTACCCTTTCGGTCGCACATCGACAATAACATTTGTTCATAATTAGTTTCCGACTACCAAGAGGGTACTATTTGGCGCAGACCCAAATGCTTGTCTCGCCAGAGCTGCTATGGAAATGGATACCGCACAGATCAGGCATCAGAACTTCCTCGCACTGTTTAAAGCATTTCGAGACCAACACTCAAATTTGCCGGACAGAGGGATGCTCAAGCTATTCGCTGAAAAGCTCGAGCTGTCCGACCGGTATTTGTCTCACATAAAAAATAATAGGAAGAACATTGGCGCTAACATCGCTCGTAAGATCGAGCAGCGGTTGAAGTTGCCGCACGGCTGGATGGACAACTTACACTCCAACACAGTCAGGCCAGACGGCAGCGCGGAGTCGCAATTTGTGCAGACCGCGTTGTCGCTATACCGCGAAAACCCTGTAGAGGCGCAAGCTATGATGCTTGAGTTCCTACAAAAGCGGCTGACTCCCACAAAACGCTAAACAATGGATGAGTTGGTTTTTTTTGCGCTATTGATGGACGTTCTTCCAGAGAGTTTCGAAGAAGTGCTACAAGGACTTGAAAGCATCGCGTTTGATTTCACGACTGTTGACGCAGCAAGCCTTGATGGGTAGCATTGTCATACGGGTTGGGAAGCCCGATCATTGGTGGAAATGACCGCGATACTCTCTCTGTCGCGTTGGGGACAGCCTGATTCAAGTCAGGCTGTTTTCTTTAGTGCGTCGGCTCATCGTCATCCTCGATGCCAAGCAGCTCCTCGATCTTGGCAATCGTCAGCCCCGTTTTCTTGTGCGTGCGAATCATCATCAACGCAGTGAACGACGCAAAGCCATGCCGCACCTTGCTGATTGACGACGCAGGGATGCCAAGATGTCTCGCAAGCAGGTAATCGGATTTGATGTTGTCTCGCCTACGAATGTAGTCGAGTAAATCGTGGTGAGGCACTTCGGTTGGTTGAACGTCTCTATGAATCATGATTTCCTTTCGGTTATGTAACGCGGTTAAATGCGGCCGTTTCAATTGCCTTTTCGAACAGTCGGTGAACCTCCATACCAAGGCCGTCAGGATTGCCGCGCAATCGAAAGTACGCGGCCATGACTTCCTCGATCACGTCGAGTCCAATTTCGGTTTTCAGGTATTCAATCAAATGCGCTGAGTCAGGCTGATCGAGAATCTCATCTCGAATCGCTTGCACTTCGTCATCGCATCGCTGCTCCAGCTCATACAGCCGAGCAGCCGCTTCATCGTATGGCCGCTCGAGCCAATCGTCGTAGTGTCCCATCATGTCTCCTTAGTGGCGTGAACGGCCGCGCACAAATTCAATCAGCCGCCCAATTATTTTTTCATCCCAACGGTACGGACTAGCAATTCGCTCAAGCGTTGACGTGTCGGTCTGCCGCTTGAAGTCCGCTGGTTCGTTCCATCGACTTCCGATGATCGGGTGTTCCGGTACTCGCCGCCGCATCGCTACACCATGAATCCAGCCAGCAAGAGCAACGCGGCAAACGACAAGCCGCCGATGATCTTGTGAGCGAGCGGTTCGGTGCGTTGACCGCTCTGCAATTGGCGCAGCCAAGCTCTGCGCGAGTCGGTTTGAAAATCGGTTTGAAAATCGGCCATAGCTCTACCTTTCGTTATCAAATTTGCACTACCAAAAAAGACTGCCATTTGTGCCAAAAAAATTGACAAAAAAGCATGCCATTTAGGCTGGATTACAGCCTCTACAGAGCCAGCCAGCCAGCCTGCCAAGGGTAGCAAGCCAGCCAGCCAGAAAAGCCAGCCAGTGCCAGCCAAAAGGCCAGCCAGAATAGGCCAGCCAGCTAGCCAAGCCAGCCAAGCCAAGCCAAGCCAGCCAGCCAGTGCCAGTGCATGCAAAGCCAAGCCAGCCAGCCAGAGCAAAGCATTACGCGCTTGCATGTATAGCCCCCACTTCGTAGCCGCTCAAAAACGCCCAAGCCTCGCGGAGTCCGGTCGCAATGTAGATCGGCGTGCCAAGCAGCGAATCTGACTTGATGATGTATGCGGCATCGCCTACGCCGCGTCGCTGCACATGCAATCCCATCTCCTCAGCGTAACGCTGAATCATGGTGATCGACTTGGTAAATGCTCGGCTCATGCTCTACCGCCTTTCGTTAATGCTCGTAGAAAATCATCGAGACTTTCAAAGCTTACTACTTGACCGGACTCCATCACCAATTGGATTGCTTCCCGCTTACCTTCCGATGGATGCGCCCAAATAATCCGACGAGTCAATTGATCGAGCTGGACTTCTGGTGAACACGAATCGCCGTTGCCGTCACAACCAAGCACTAGACCACGACCGGCCAGCATCACATGCGTTTCAAGCGAACCGCTTTCGTGCGTGACGTAGAAGTAAGCTTGATTGTCCTCATCCTTGAGCAGCCCCTCGTCATCGACAAAGATTGCGTCGCCAGCGTGATTGATGCGGCAAACATCAACGCAGCTAACATCATCGCCAAGTAGCGCGTACATTGATTGCAGCTTGCCGTCGTAGTTGACTGCGGTGATTGATTTGTTGAATGGGTCGATTAAATATGCGTTCATGCTTTATGCTCCTTGTGTAGTTGTAGTTGATGCTGCGTTTTTCTTATGGTCAGGCCATCCTGCTTTCATAAGATCGGTTACTAGATCATTTACCGCCGGTAGGAACGGTGACGATTTTACTTCGGGGTCTGGTAGGTACTTTGCAAACTCGGGCAACGCAGCTCGCGCTTGCTTGACTGTATTGAACCCCAAGATTGTTGCTCTCAGTTTTGATTCCAGCGCATTGCGTGATTCTTTTTGTGCGCGGTGCGCTGCGCCAATCTCAAGCAACGCACTGAGAATCGGCTCGTCTTTGATTTCATACGCGTGCCAGTCATTTTCGCTTGGTACGCAGTACGCAGAGAATGAACCCCAAGGCGAGTTTGACCACGTTGTTCTACGCAGCGGCAAGTATTCGCGCAGCTTTTTGCTGTTGTAGATGGCGATAATTTCTTTCGGTGCTATTGAAAGGAAATGGTCTTGAATGATCTTTTGCGCTTGCTTGTTGTAGTCAATGTGCGGTGTGTCGCTTAATACGCCGACAACAAATGCGTTTCGGTTTGATTCGTTCAGTCTCATGATTTATTCTCCTTGTTTAAGTGCGTCGTCGATTAAACTGCTTACTACAGCCAGCGCTTTTTCCGCGCTTGCTAGTCCTTCATCAATTTCAGGGTTGTTGATTGCGTCATTGATGTATGCCGCAATTTTCTGTAACTCAATGCACTTGAATACGCGCATTGCTTGGTCGTAGGTTTGCCGGTCAGACATCGCTTGCTCGATGTTGATGCCGTCATGATCGTCGACAAAATACTTTGCCAACGTCATCGCGCTTTCCAGCGCGACGAGTTGAGTCTCTGTTATGGTGTACGTTGTCATTTGCTTGTTTCCTTATTGATTGATGAAGTGAGACAACGCAGCATCGAGCCATTGCTGCGCAGTCAGACGGTTATTGATTGCGCTGGATAGAACAAGGTGCGCCGGTATATCGTCAGGCGTGTAGCTCATTTGTGCTTGGCCTAAGTCAGCGTTGACTACCTTGTCATTCGCACACTTGGCGCGGAGAACGTAGAGACGATAGAAGCCAGCGAGACAGATAGTGCTGGCAACCGCTTGCACATCGAGCTGGTCGCTTGAGTGCTTGATCGTGACAGTGTTGTCAGAGCCGATGTCGTCAGCGTAGGTGTTCTTGGCACGCTGAAACATCTCAATCTCGACTGCATAACCGGCCGCCGTTAAAATGTCGGCGAGACGTAGAGCAGCAGCGCCGCGCCAAAACATTTCGTCAGCCTTGGTGCGGTAACTCATGTTTGCGCTCACGCCGATCTTGACGATTGATGGTGAAGCGCGACGCATACGCTTGCGACGTGTCCAAGCATCACCGAGACTGCCAGAGTTGACGCGGTGAATATCTAGCTCGTCGCCGTGATCGCCGCGAACAATGACGCGCTTGATGCAAGTCGGTGTCACATCGGCATTGATCTGGCCGAACGCTTGCATCATGCGGTCAACGCCGTCCGCCCAGCCGTTTTTGAAAACAGCTTCAACTTCGGCGGCGCTATTCAAGCCGAACCAGTTTTGGCGCTTGGTCAGGTTGTCCGCGTAATTGTCAGTGATCGCGTCGAACATGCCGAGGTTATGCACTGGAATGTCGCTGCGCTTGATTGCTGCAAGCTCGCTGATTGAGTCGTAGTGCTTGGTGATGAAGTCCATGAGTAGCTCCCGAGTAAGTAAGTATTAGCGGCCGATCTTTGCGAGTTCGTCGCGTGTCCAATCGGCAAAGTAAGATTCTTCGAAATCGCTGATGCCGAAACCAAGCGCTTGCTTCTGCTTGGTGAAGTCGAGCATGACGCGGGTAGACATAACGCGGCGCAGCTTGTACTGGCTGATCGCGCTACGAATCGCGCAGCCCCACGACAACACTTGCGCGTCGACGATGTTCATTTCGAGAACAGGGTCGTAGTCCATCTTGACGATGCCAGCGCGGAAACGGTCAAGCGTTGCGCCGTCAAGCTTGTTGCGACCGGCGTAGATCATGTCAGCGCCGTGGCCGTATGTATTGGCAGCCGCGATACATACAAAGTCAGCGTGACGTTTGATGATCGGTGACTCATGGCGTTGCGCAACGTGCATGTGGCCGTTAGCGAGTGCAGCGTTGATAACAAGCAACGTGTTCTCGTCAGCCGCGTCAATCTCGTCAAGCAGGAACACGCCACCAAACTCATACGCCTTGACGAACGCCGCCGGAACGTATGCGAACTTGCCGCCGGATTCAATTGGCAGCAACCAGCCGGTCAATTGATTCTCTGACATGCCGCCTGAGCAGCTCGTCATCGCAAACGACAAGCCAAGCGCGTCGGCCACTTGATGTGCCAGTGCAGTCTTGCCGCAACCAGCCGAACCGACTAGCAGAATGTTTTGACGCACGCTGGCAAGCTTGACTGTCTTGGCAAGCGCTGCATGCGTAAAGCCTTCGACCTTGTGAACAGTGCCGTCAAGGCGGGCAACCTCGATGCGAGTCGCCGGTGAGTGAGCAAGCTCGGCCTTGACTATCTCGCGCACTGCGTCAGCGTCAACGCCTTTGCTTGATTTGAGAATACGAATCAGCGCCAGCGCTGCATCGTGATCTGTCTCAGGGTCGTTCAATACCTTGGGATACTGAACAGCCGGTGCTTTCGCTGCTGGAGCTGGTGTAGCTGGCTCGTCGTCCTCGTCGTCGTCAACCTCGCCGAGTGTGCCGTCAGCGATAAGCTTGTCGATGCAGAGAGCGACAGTGACTTGCTCGGTGGTGGTCAAGCGCTCGAGAAACCATTTCTTCGTTTTGCTTGTATCGGCAGTGCCGAATACTTCGCGGTGAATCTCGATTAGCGCTTCCTTCGTGTAGATGGATAAGTCAACAACAGGGGTGTCGGTCATAGCGTTCATGTTAGTTACTCCAAAAGTGTAGTTATTGAGATGATGCGAAAGCATCGGTAAGCACTCATTGAATGTTTACCGATGCCCTCGACTCGTTTGAGTGAGGATGATTTGGCGGCTACGCTCCGCTGTCTTGTGCCTCTCGGTCGTCACATCTGCGATTCGACGACTGCCTGACCGCAAGTGTTTGTCAGGTATCGCATCGCAGCCGGTAGGCTTGCATTGGGTTCCGCGTTTCACGGCTACTAGTAAGGAGTCAGATTGATTGGCGGTTCTTTCGAACCGTCGATTCGGGAAGCTGTTACCGGCTTTCGCCTTCTTTGCTTCGTCTCCCCTATCGCTCCGGCTTACTGGCACGTCATGCGGTATTGATCGATACCGCATAGGTAGTATTAAGCCTGAAATGCTACCAAATAGCAAGCATAAAAAGGCACTATATATAGTCAAAACACAAAAAAACTGCCAAAAAGTGCCAAAAAAGCAATGCTTTAGGGGGCTGGAGAGGCCAGAGTGTTGCCAAAAGTGCAAAAGGCCAGAAAGGCCAGATAGTGCCTAGTTTTTAGGCACTTACACGCAGAGCGGCCGCGATGCTGCCAATAGGTAAAGGCCAGCTATACCGTTGAAGTAATGGAACTATCCTCAAAAATAATTGAACCTGCACGCGTGAGCATGTGCTACCATGCAGGAAGCATTACAGGGGAGCTATATGAAACAAAGACCAACCAACAGTGAAGGCGTAATCGCAGAGATACGATCGCGCAGTCCGAATACTTTGCTCGCGTTCTCATGCGGCAAAGACTCAATAGCAGCATGGCTTGCTATCCGCGAGAAGTTCGACCGGATAGTGCCTTTCTACATGTACCTAGTACCCGGCAACCTCGAGTTCATTGAGGAAGCGCTGGACTACTACGAACGTTTCTTCGAAACCAAGATTGTCAGGATGCCATCCGATGCGATTTACCGGATGCTCAATGCTTGTGTGTTCCAGCCGCCCGAGCGCGTTCGCGTCATCGAGCGACTAGACCTACAAGAACCCGACAGGCAAGACATTGCCGCCGCAGTAGCTTGGGATGCTGGCCTCGATGCGGACGAGACATTCACCGCAATCGGGGTCAGACAGAATGACAGTATCCAGCGCCGACTATCTATTCAGAAGCACGGCGCAATCAACGAAAACTCGCGCCACTACTATCCAGTCTATGACTGGAGTAAGGACAGGCTGATCGATGCGATCAAGCATGCTGGCTGCAAGCTGCCCGTTGATTACAAGATATTCGGCCGAAGCTTTGACGGCATCGACCTTCGCTTCATCTATCAGGTGAAGAAACACTTTCCCCGCGACTATCAACGGATACTCGACTGGTATCCGCTAGTAGAAGTGGAGATATATCGCTATGAGTTTGCTATGAGAGGACACCAATGACAAATAAGATCGGACTCGCTAAATCCGGCCTGACTCTAAACAAGTCGAGCTTAAAGGTAGGCGGCACAAGTATCGGAAGTAACTTAAAAAAGAAGCATCCATTTGACGACATCGAATACACTGGCGACGATGCAGTAGATGCGGCGCAAGAATTCAATGAAGTGCAGAAAGCATTTATGGATAGGAATAAGGCCGAGCAGGAACGCTTCCAGCTCGCAACCGATTCCGAATACTGGTGCTGTCTCGTCTTTCAAAGCCGAGAACAGAAAGAAGCTTTCCTACATGCCGTCAATTGGATGACGCATGGCGATAAATACATTGATGGTGTGAAAGCCGCCCGCACGCTTGGAGTAGAGATACCGACCGTCAAAGTGCCTTACAACACATCGGAAGGCAAGTCGGTCACAAAGAATTTGCGAGACCTTACCGAATAGGTATTGCCTTGCAAATGTGGGGCGGTGAAATTCCGCGTTCTTAATATTTCTTCATAGGAGGCCGTATGGCTGCAAAGAAGAAAGTCGGCGTTACTCGTAAGACCGCCGCAAAGAAGGGCAAAGCTAAAGCAGGTGGCCGTAAGGCTGCAAGCAAAGGCAAAGGCAAATCTAGCGGAAGCTGATTAGCCGAGGCGGTGGACTACAGCTCCCCTGCTGCCCGCCGCCTCATCTTTTATCAACCCATAAGAAAGGCTCATCGTGAGTACACCGAAGAAAGCCGAGTCCGAAAAGAAGAAAGTAGGACGCAAAGAAATTCTCATCACCGACGACATGATCGCTCAGGCTGAATCACTCGCCGGTCAAGGCATGACTACCGAGCAGATAGCGACGGCGCTAGGTCTCGGTGTGTCGACCATATACGAGAAGTTCGAGAAATTTCCAGAGTTGGCGGAGGCCATTAAAAAGGGAAAGGCAGTTGGAATCGCGGTTGTCACCGAGAAGCTGCTCGAGAAGGCAATGGCGATGGATACCGCGTCGATCATCTTTTACCTCAAGTGCCAAGCTGGCTGGCGCGAACAGCCGCAGCAAGTGGCAATCACTGGCGCAGACGGCGCACCGTTGCTGCCATCCCTGACGGTCAACTTCATCGATAGTGCTGATGACAGCGCGGGCTGACTTCCCGTCGAAACTGAAATTCCTGTTCAAGCCAAGCCGATACAAAGTCGCGCATGGCGGGCGTGGTGGTGCAAAGTCGTGGGGCTTTGCTCGAGCATTGCTCATCATCGGGGCGCAACGCAAACTCCGCGTACTCTGCGCTCGCGAATACCAAAACAGTATTACCGAGTCCGTACACAAGCTGCTCACCAATCAGATCGACGATCTTGGTCTAGGCGGCTTCTACGGCGGCGGCATCACGTTGACCGGCATCAAGGGTATCAACGGCACTGAGTTCATTTTCTCCGGCATCAAGAACAACGTCACCAAGATCAAGTCAACCGAGGGTGTCGATGTGTGCTGGGTGGAGGAAGCCGAGAAGGTATCGAACGAATCATGGGAAGTGCTGATACCGACCATCCGTAAGCCGAGTTCCGAAATATGGGTGAGCTTCAATCCGAACCTCGAGAGCGACCCGACCTACCGCCGCTTTATCGTCAATCCGCCTGACGACGCATCGGTAGTCAAGATGAGTTGGCGCGACAACCCTTGGTTCCCTGACGAGCTGCGCCGCGAGAAGGATTACCTCGCCCGCGTCGATCACGATGCTTACATGCACGTTTGGGAAGGCGAGTGCCGCATCAGCTCGAGCGCACAAGTGCTGCGCGACAAGATAGAAGTGACGGCGTTCGAGCCGCAACCCGATTGGCAAGGCGCTTACTTTGGCGCGGATTGGGGCTTCTCCGTCGACCCAACGGCCGCCGTTAAGCTTTGGATACATGAGCGCCGCTTGTATTTAGAGTACGAAGTTTATGGAGTTGGCATCGAAATCGACGCAATCCCTCAATTCTTTGACAAAATACCGGGTGCGCGTGAACACGTTATGCGCGGCGACAGCGCGAGACCCGAAACGATTAGCTACTTACAGCGCCACGGCTACCCGCGAATCTATGCAGCGGAGAAGTGGTCAGGCAGTGTCGAGGACGGCGTTGCGTACTTGCGGCAATTCGAAAAGATCGTGATTCATCCTCGCTGCACTAATGCGCAGCAAGAGGCAAAGCTTTGGAGTTACAAGACCGACCGATTGAGCGGTGATGTGTTGCCGGTGCTGGTCGATGCAAACAATCACATTTGGGATGCAGTGCGATACGCGTTGCAGCCAATGATTAAAAACAGCGGTACAGGACTTCTCACCTACTATCAGCAAGAGTACGAGAAAATGCAACAGCAGAATAAAGGGTAAACATCATGAGCGAACCGACCAAGACAGCAATTCCACAAGGCATGATCGACCGCCTAGTTCGAGGCGTGCGATACGTTGTGTCGGGCGCAGACCCCGATGGCTGGTTCTCACCGCAGCAACCGCTGCCGCCGTTTGCACAAGATCAAGCCAAAGGCCGCCAGTTCGACTATCAAGTCGGCTACAACTTGCAGCAAGTGCCAAAGGCGCAGGAAGGCATCACGTTCGGGCAGCTCCGCGCACTTGCAGACAACCTCGACATCTTGCGCTTAGTCATCGAGACCAGAAAAGACTTGATGTGCAAACTCAAGTTCGAAATCAAGCCAATCAATGCCGATAAGCAAGCCGATGCTCGCTGCGAGGAAGTGCAAGACTTTCTACGCTTTCCTGACCGCGAACACTCATGGGATGAATGGCTGCGCATGGTGCTGGAGGATTTGTTCGTGTTGGATGCGCCGACGCTCTACCCTCGCATGACTCGAGGCGGCGGACTGTACGCGCTCGAGCCAGTCGACGGCGCGACAATCAAGCGCGTGATTGATGGCACTGGCCGCACACCGGTTCCGCCAGAGGTTGCTTATCAGCAAATCCTCAAGGGCGTGCCAGCGGTCGACTACTCGCGTGACGAGCTGATCTACAAGCCCCGCAATCAACGCACAAACAAGATATACGGCTACTCACCGGTTGAGCAAATTCTCATGACGGTGAACATTGCATTGCGCCGCCAAATGAGCCAATTGCAGTTCTACACCGATGGCAGCACGCCTGACTTGATTATGAAAGTGCCGGAGATGTGGTCGCCCGATCAAGTCTCGCAATTCAAACTATGGTGGGATTCAACGCTGGCCGGTAACACTGGCGCACGTCGCGGCACGATGTTTGTGCCAAGCGGTGTCGAGCCATACAACACCAAAGACGGATTACTGAAAGACCAGTACGACGAATGGCTGACTCGCATCATTTGCTTTGCGTTTTCAATCAGCACGCAAGGCTTCATGGAGAACATGAACCGCGCAACCGCTGAGACCGCCAAAGAAATGGCAATCGAGGAAGGTCTTGCGCCGATCATGATGTGGACGAAGAACATGGTCGACTACATCATTTGGAAATACTTTGGCTACACCGACTTGCAATTGATGTGGGCGGACGAGAAAGACCCTGACCCGCTGCAACAAGCGCAAGTGAATGAAATCTACTTGAACGCTGGCGTAAAGCTGCCGAACGAAGTGCGCGAAGAAATCGGCATGGAAGCGTTCACGCCTGAGCAAGAACAAAAGATGATGCAAGACAAGATCGATGCGGCTCAAGCAGCAATGGGCGGCGCACCGAATGAGAACAAGGAAGCGGACGAGGATGAGGAAGAAGAACCAGCCGCGACCAAGATGGAGAAGCGCTCAAAAAAGTTCAGCGGGTACTGACACCCGTAAATCGTCAGCGTGAGACGGTGACGCTTTGCGAAGGCAAGATCACCACGCTCATGACCAAGCAGCTCAAGGCGAAAGGTAAGGAAATTTCCTTACAAGTCGTCGAAGCGTATGCCGAGCTGCACAAGGCCGCAAAGAAATCGCCAGTCGAAAAGTTGATGGAAACAATTGACTTCGATTGGAAGGACATTGCCGATGATCTGCAACCGCTGCTCGAGCAAACGGCAAAGGACGGCGCAAAGGTTGGCGCTGACCAGCTCGAGGTCGTGACGACGATTGCATTAGATCAAGCAAATGATCGAGCAATTGCTTATGCAAATGCTCGCTCTGCCGAGCTGATCGGTATGAAGCGCAACAAGGCTGGCAAGCTTGTGCCGAACCCCAATGCCGATTGGTCGATCACCAAGACAACCCGCAACTTGATTCGGGCTGACGTGACGACCGCAATGGAGGAAGGCTGGAGCAACGACCAGCTCGCCAACAAGATCGAGACCAGCTATGCGTTCTCGCAAGACAGAGCGGCAATGATCGCCCGCACTGAAACAGCGATGGCCGATGTGGCTGGCAACATGGCTGCTTACATCGAAGCCGAGAAAGCCGGTGTTGTGGTGAAGAAGAAATGGATTACCGCCGAGGACGACAAGGTAAGCGAGGATTGCCGGATGAACGGCCAAGCCAAGCCGCGTGCATTGAGCGCCGTTTTCCCAAGTGGTGCGTTTGCACCGCCTGAGCATCCTCGTTGCCGCTGCGACGTGTTGCCGGTGGTAGAAGAATGACAGAGCAAGAGCGCCGCCGTCGCTTTGACGACATCAGCGAGATTGGTTGCTGCGTGTGCGTGCGCGAGGGACTAGGACGCACGCCGCCTGAGATTCATCACTTGCTGACAGGTCGAATCCCCGGCCGCCGTAACAGTGACGATCAAACAATCGGCTTGTGTCCGTATCACCATCGACAAGGCAACATCGGCGAGGCGATACACGCAGGGAAAAAATCATTCGAACGCAATCATGCTACCGAATTGGAGCTGCTGGAATGGACAGAAAATGCCATTTCTGCGCGTAGAATTACTACCAATCTGTACGCATAACTATTTGAACGGGCGGAATTATGAGCGCAGGACTTTACAAAATGTGGTGTGAGCAAGGCGCAACGTTCCAATTGCCGCTTGTATGGCGCGACACGAACGGCTCACCAATCGATTTGACTGGCTACACCGCTCGCATGGAAGTGCGCAAAAACAAGACATCCGGCACTGTGCTGGTGACGCTCACCACTGAGAATGGCCGTATTACGTTGGGCGGAACAAACGGAAAAATCGATTTAGAAATTGAAGCGGCGACAACGGAAGAATTCACCGCTGGCATTTACATGTACGACTTGAATCTCATGATTGCTGACAAGGTGTATCGCTTGATGGAAGGCACATTCACTGTTAGTGGCGAGGTGACGCAATGACGACTGACGTACCACTGAATGTAGCGGTTGAAGTCAAACCGAACAAACTCACCATCAACGTCAATCCGTTCGCCAATCAGGTGAGCGTCAATGCTGAACGCAATGAAGTAGAGATTCGATCACCCGGTATTCAAGGCGCTTCTGGTATCACAACCATTGGCGGTTACGGTTTCGATATTCAATCACTGGCCGAGGGAGACATTCTCCAATTCGGTGGCGAAGCGTGGGTCAATACTCCGCAAACTGAAATGACAGACGGAGGAAACTTTTAATGAGCAATTCAATACGAATCAAGCGTCGCGTTAGCGGCGGTAGCGGCGCTCCGAGTGAGCTGCTGAACGCGGAAATCGCATACAACGAAGTCGATGACGTTCTCTACTACGGTAAAGGCACTGGCGGCGCTGGTGGCACTGCAACCGTAGTCGAAGCAATTGCAGGTAAAGGCGCATACCTCGCCTTGTCCGGCAATCAGACCGTTGAAGGCACAAAGACATTTTCTACTGCAATCGTCGCTGACATCACCGGCAATGCAGCAACCGCAACCAAGCTTGCTACTGCCCGCGCAATCTCGGTCAGTGGTGATGCAACCGGCTCGCAGAACTTCGACGGTAGCGCAGCCGCACAAATTGCACTGACATTGGCAAGCAGTGGCGTTACCGCTGGCACATATACCAAGATCACCGTCGATGCAAAAGGCCGCGCAACAGTAGGCGCAACCGCAGCATTGTCTGAGCTGTCCGCAGCGGCGGCCGATGTGTCGATGGGCGGCTTCAAGCTGACCAACGTTGCAGAGCCAGTATCAAGCACCGATGCAGCGACAAAGAACTACGTCGACTCTGTAGCGCAAGGTCTCGACATCAAGGCATCGGTCAAGGTTGCGACAACCGCAGACATCACACTATCTGGTGAGCAAACCATCGATGGCGTAAGCGTAGTTGCTGGCGACCGCGTGCTAGTCAAGAACCAATCGACGCAATCGCAAAACGGCTTCTATGTAGTTGCTGCTGGTAGCTGGTCTCGATCAGCCGATGCGGACTCATGGGCAGAGCTAATCAGCGCGTTTAGCTTCGTTGAACAAGGCACTACAAACGCCGACACATCATGGGTGTGTACGGTCAATGCGGGCGGCACGCTTGGCTCTACCGCTGTCACGTTCACGCAGTTCGGTTCGGCTGGCAGCTACTCGGCTGGCAACGGCCTTGCGCTCACTGGCAGCGTGTTTTCAGTGCAAGCCGATGGCAGCACGATCAATGTGTCATCGAGCGGCATCAAGCTCAGTGATTCTTACGCTGGTCAATCAAGCATCACAACCGTCGGCACAATTGGAACCGGCGTATGGCAAGGCACTGTAATTGGCGTTGCATACGGCGGCTTAGGTACAACGGCAATCACCGGCCTAGTCAAAGGTAGCGGTAGTGGATATGCCGCAGCCGTTGCAGGTACGGATTATTTGGACACAAGCAGCACAGTTGACGGCGGTACGTTCTAAGAGTCTCTCCTCGCTTTGGATGGCGAGTTTTCCCCTCAGCTTCGGCTGGGGGGATTTTTTAAAGGTCGATACCTAGATGGCAAATCGTATAGTTCCTAAAAAATCGAGCGTTGCAAGCAAGGTTCCGCTTGCGACCGATCTTGTCACGGGTGAATTGGCCGTCAATCTCGCCGATGGCTTGCTGTACTCCAAGGACGCGAGCGGCAACATCATCACAATTGGCGGCGGTGGTGGTGGCACATCGTTTAGCGACAGCGCCTTTCAGATTTACGACAACGGCGACAACACCAAGATCGCCAAGTTTGAAGTGTCCGGCATCACGACTGGCACAACCCGCACATTCACCTTACCCAATGCAGACGTAACGCTGGCGCATATTGGCGGCGTTTCGCAGACATTTGCTGGCGCAGTCACATTCAGCAATGCGGCTGGATACTTCGGCATGTCAACCTCCAACTCGAGCAGCACGCTCGGTGGCGGTGGAACATTGTCAGGCAACACCAAAACAATTCTGATTGGTTCGGCTGGCGCATCCGGTTCGACAACCAACGTAAACATTGGCTCATCGGTTTCTGGCGCAACAACCAACACGATCATCTACGGCGCGAGCGTGAACTTCGCCAGCGCGGGCGTGCGCATCACTGGCGATTTCAGTAACTCGACATTGGCAAACAGGTTGATGTTTCAGACCAGTACGGCCAATAGCGCGACAAGCATCTTTGCTATACCGAACGGCACTGGCGATACCGCAGCATGGACAGCGTTCAATGCGGCTGACCCTTCAAACGCAGCATTGGTTCAAATGCGCGTTACCGCAGGCGAAGCAGCTCTAGTTGCTGGCAAGAACGGCACTGGCACATACTTGCCAATTGCTTTCTACGTCAACAACGCGAAAGCATTTCAAATCGGCGTGGACGGACAGCTCGGTATTGGCGCGGCCGCAAGTTACGGCTCGGCCGGTCAGGTGCTTACATCAAACGGCTCTGGTGCAGCGCCATCATGGCAAGCGGGCGGCGGTGGTGGTGGGGGCGGAACGCCAGCGTCCGTATCCGATCAAGCCAACACAAGCACTGGCTATTTTTCAATCCCAATTGGCACAACCGCTCAGAGACCCGTATCGCCGCAAGGCGGAGCAATTCGATTTAACGACACCACTGACTTCCCTGAATACTACGACGGCTCGACATGGTGGAATTTCAATTCGGGTAAGAGCTATAC